AATCTATTGTAATAATTCATATATAGTTCGTGGTTGTTGTAGCCTGTTAGTTTCTCTAATTCTAAGTCAGTAAGAGCTTCTTTAAATACCATTACACTTTTAGCATTACCATAAAAATCTTCTTGACCTAAACCTGTTTCAAAAGACAATTCTTTTAAAGTACCATTTGAAGAAGTATAATTACCAATAGCAGTAAAAACTTTAGCACCATTAATCCATAAATTAACTTGAGTTGTATTGTATTGCACAGCAATTTTATTCATAGATGTAAAGTTTAATACATTAGAAGTTAGAACTACACCACCACCACTATTTTGAATATATCCATATATAAAATCTGTACCTCCGTGCAAGGCTATTTGTACTCTGTTTGCGTTAGTTCCATCGTGCATAACAATACTGCTTGTGTCAGTTGTAGAGCTAATATTTTTTACTTCTGCATATAGCACTCCCTCTGTAGAGTTTATTAAGTCGCTGTTTCCTGCATTAGTTGCTGCATCTGCACTACGAGTAACTGCACTTCCTGAAGTGTGTATTAGAGATGTTGCATAGCTTCCCTCCTCAAATTGTGCACCCCACCAAGAAGCTGTAATCAAAGTGCTTGACCCTGCAAGCAACCATATTTGCATCTCTGTACAACCACTCGGAGCTGTTACAGACCTTGTTATTCTTGACCATTGATTAGGTGTTATTTGGTCTGCATAATCGTAATATTCAATATTAGTAGTATTGCTGTTGTCATAAAATCTACCGTTAAACAGACCTGTTCCCTCTTCTACTTTAATATAAAAACTTAATGTATATGTTTGACCTGCTACAACTGTAACTGTTCTTTTTAAATCTAAACCAACACTACTAAATGCAATCTTATCTGAATTTTGTATGCCCTCAGGAGAAACAGTAGCGTTTGCTGTTAAAGTTCCATTAACTAAAGTCCATTGAGATAAGTCTTGTGAGTATGTAACTAAATTCTGTCGCTGAGGTTCAAGTAAGATACTCGGCTCTCCGTTTGTGTAATCTATTCTTGGTATGTCTAATCTGTCTGTTGTTTTTAGATAGTTTTTTGGTTGGTCGCCTTTTACTACTTGTGCGCCAAAAATATTTACATTTCCTGTTTCTGTATAACTTAACGTGTTAAGTAATAATTCAGCGTCAGATATGTTATTTGGTATAGGATGTATATTATATTGAACAGATTTAACAACAGTAATTGAACATAAATAAAAATCATTACCTGCTGACTGAATAGAACTCGCTAATATATGACCTGTATTAGGATGTGTGTCTACTACTGTTCCATTTTCTAAATCGTATATTGCTCCAAAAGTATCTCCTGACCTACTTGAAATACCTAATCTGTTATATGTGCCTTTTTTGGCATAAACACTTAAAGTTATATTTACTTCCCTGTCAGGTGCTGCAAGATTTTGACTAATAAAAGAAAAAGTAGTACCTGTGTTAGTGTTAGAAATAGACTCTACATAAGAGCCTGATATAGGGCTTTGTATTGTTGTTTCTGCAATACTTGCTTGGTATTTAGTGTAAGCTCCGTAAGAAAAATCTTCACTTCGTGTTATTAAATTATAAGGCACATCTTCTATAAGATAATCTTCGTTGACTCTTGTTCCTGTTGAGTTTCTGTCAAAGTCAAAGTCGGCATCTGTTACTTCTTTACAAGAAACATTATCTAAATAAAAATTACTTATACTACCTCCTACAGTTCCTATCTCAAATGTTGTTCCGTTAGCAACACCTACAAAATCAACATCATTCCATTCATTTGCAGTAAATGATGTAGTGCTAAATTGTCCTGAGCCTGAAGCACCTAACCTAACTCTAAAAGTAGTTGTATTATTTGGTTTGAATCTAAATGACACTCTATAGGTTTTACCTGATGTTAAAACGCTACCCTGTGCAATACCAAAACTAGCATCATCAGTCGTAGCTACCAAGACACTTTTATTACTTTGCCAAGTTAAAGAAGCTCCTGAATCGCCAAACCAATTTGATGTATCTGTATCGAAGTTGCCATTGAGAATTAACTCTGAGCCTAAAGCATAAGCAGGTTTTATAGAATATAAGTAGTCCTCAGCATAAGCTGTAGGTGTAGTTATTATGGATGCTTTCTTAAGTAAACTCATATCTTAATCTTCTAAGTTTTCTAATAGTTGTATAGTCATTGTATTGTTCTCGTATATTTGCACTCTCCTATTCAAATCAGAAGTGTGGTACTCTATTTGATATACGTCTGCCCAATCAATCGTTGAGGTTGCGTTCCCCCAATAACTCTCGCTGTATGCTTTTCCCCAATCTATTGTATTCGCCATCTTTTTCTTGTCGTTTTAAATATTGTTTTAGTTTTTCAACATTAATCTTTTTTGGTTTGTACATGCTCATAATTAAAGAACCCAGCTATGAAAATTAACATCCTTGTCAGGGTACATATCTTCATTAGAGTTAGAATTATATTCTGGATATAATGTCGAGTTATAAGTCATGTAATCAATAAACCTTCTAGTATAAAACTCTGCTGTTTCTGAAACCTTGTTTACCAGCATTGCAACCTCTTCTTGTGTTACAGAATCAGAGTTCTCACTTCTATGCTTAAATACTCCTCCATTACCTATCTGGTACATAGCAAACGGAAGATAATTACTTTGTGTAAACCATATTAACATTGGCTTTATATAAGTTGTTAATAATGATTTGTAATGTGAATTAGCAGGATTATTTATATCGTTACCTGTTGTTATTAGTGTTTGTAGTTTATTATATAAATCTGTTCCTAAATAGTTTTGTATGTGTGTATCTTGTGCTACCTCAATAAACTGAATTACCTTATCAGCATCTAAGTTACCATCTATTATGGATTTTCTCTTTAAGTCTATTACTGTTATAAATAATGCTTTTGCCATAATCTTAACTATTTGGATAAGCTCCTGAGTTCGGCATATCTGCTGGTCTAACAGATACCTCTGAAGGATTATTAGGTTCTACAAATCCATCCTTTGTTGCTTGATTAACACTAATCTTTGCATCATCAGATACTTTCTTTTTATATACTCTTAACTCCCAGTAATGCTTACAGTTTTTACCACCCTTGTATTTAAACAGAGAATAGTTTCTACCTTTGTGTCCTAGCTTCTTGTTTACTCCTCTAAAACTCATTAGTCCAATATCTTCTTTTCTAAATACAATATTGTCCTGAGTATATAATTCCATTCTTTTACAAAACTCTCTACTATTAGGAGACTTTCTTACAGGCATATAAGCATATCTTACTTTATATATTCCTCTATCCTGTTTAGACTTCTTGTTAGGAGCAGACTTAATATCTGCCAAATTATCCAAATTAAAGCTCTTTTCCGAGTCGTTTACCTTTTCGGAATGTATAAGCTCCCAATCGTCAGAGATACGCTCTCCTAGAGCCTCTAATTGCTCCAAAAGGTCATCTCCTTGTTCGTCATCAAAGTCTGTTACTTCATCTGAGCTTAATTTCTCTCCTGTTTCTTCTTCTCTCTTAACTCTTGTAGAGATGTTGTCTAGCTCTGTAAACTCAATCGGTTGTAGTGTTACAAAGTATAAGTTCAAGTATATCTTGTTAAAGTTTAGTATGTCATTAATACCTTCTATAATTCCTTCTTGGAACGGTCTAATAACAATATTGTCCATCAATATAGAAGCAGTTCTTAACTCTTCTGCGTTATTCCCAAACCCTGTATTATCTTTTATCCCCAAAAGAATAGGAGATACAATACCATGACCTAACATAATCTTCTCTCTGCTCTCATCAGATAAGAACTGATACTGCGCATGAGCATCTGGTAAGTGTATAGGTTCTAGGTCTGCTTTAGTTTCTATAGATTCATTAAATGCTAAGATAAATTTACCTGCATTAGAACTGCCACTAAATTTGTCATATATTTTTCTTTCAATAATCTCTTGAGTTTCCTCATTCGGAATCCCATTGTTAAAGTTTATTAGTAAGCTAGGTTGTAATCCCTGCTTTATATTGCTAATGTGATAGTTACTTACTTCTTCTTCTAAAGAACAGTATTGTAAACATCCATGATAATCAACAGGAGCATAATAATAAAAGCCACTTCTGTAAGGCTTGAATATATATAGCTCTGATTTTTCACTCTTTGCACCATTCCCAAATGTAGGGATTCTCTTAGGTGTATCGCTTGGCTTTATCTCAGCCCACTTAGGATGATAGTAATAAGCTCTAATTATTCCTTTAGAATCACACTTCTCTGCTCGTAAGCACTCCATAGGAAAGTGTAGTACTTTTATTATTTTAGTTTTAGACTTGTTGTATACTATTTGCATAGCAGCTTGACCTAACATCTTGTAATCGTTAGATACTCTTTTTACATCTTTTGGTCTAATCAATACTTTAAACTTAGCGTACATTTCAGGAAACTCTGCACTATCTGTAGCTTCTAGTCCTCTACCGTATACCATATCAACAATACCGTTAATACATCTACTGTTAGTAGGTGAGCCTAAATACCTTTCAATAAGTATGTCGAAGTAGTCGTTGTTTTCTCCATAAGAAATCCACTTCTTATTGTAAACCTCTTTTACCTCTGGTATCTCGTAACCAGATAAGTTTACTACTCTTATTGAATTATTTTTTTCTTTATTAATCATTTAATATAATATATTCGTTATCACTAGAAGAACCAGTAAAAGGCTCGTATTCACCTGCATCAATAGAATGAATAGCCGTATTGTTATAAGGCACATCATTGTCTTCTAATACTAAAAGTCTATCTCTATAAAAAAGCTTTCCATTAGTATTGTTTTTTATCTCCATAAAGTAATTAAAGTTCTTCCTAAATGTATTCACTGTTGCTGTTACTTGCAAAGCCAAATAGTTAGGATATTTAGTACTTACTAAATTTAAAAAACTAGCACCATTATTGGTTTCTTCTTCCACAAACTTAACAGTAAGCTTATTAGCATCAAGAGTAATAGTTCCGTCCTCTTGAGTAGTATATTCTACAACACCATCTCTAGGTATTATGTTAAATGTCTGTGTCTCTGCTGCATTAATAACTATCATACTATGATAACGTAAAAACTATTTTTTGTTTTATAATAAAAAAGGGTAGACCGAAATCTACCCTTTTAATTGAATAATAATAAAGGAAGTATTATTCGTTACTCATATTAGAGGTTGCAACGTCAAATCCTGACGAACTACCTACTGCTACTAAAGTGTTTAGTATAAATAAAGATGGAAGAACTTCTTTTCCCTCGAAAGAAATTGTATAACCATATAAATCTCCCATTGCACCACCAGTAGATGTATTTACAGATACCTCTACTCCGTTTTGCGCTCCTGCCATTCTGAATTTACCATTGTAGTCTTCAATAATAATATGAGGTCTACCGTAAGATAATAACTTTAATTGCATCATAGTCTCAGCATTCTGAGCCTTGATAACAAAACTTCCTGATTGTGTCCAGAAAGATGTTCCGTTATCTCTTGAGTTTTCATTAGTTTCTTCAAACGTATTATTATCTCCTCTTACCTCAAACTGGTAAACATCTACTTTAGCACCTAATGTGTCTACTTGACCATTAAACGCTGCATCTGTTGGAGGTTTTGAAGCACTATCATCCATACCAGCATACATAGCAGAGCTGTAGTTAGCAATGTATAAGTTTTTAATACCACCTACGGATTCTTTACACGCCTCTAATCTCCCTTTTGATATATCACAAGCCATAATTTAATTGTTTTTACTAAAAAAGGGTAGGTAGAATTTCCACCCACCCTGTTTTATTGTTAATACTTAGTTATTTATTATGAATAAAGAACGATTTCCGAACCTAATCCGTATTGTACACCAGCTGTATATCTCATAACGATTCTTACGTTTTGAGAACCATCAATGTCAGCCATGTCAATAACCTTAACTTCATTGTGGTCTGATAATAAACCAGTACCAAAATATAAGTTAGATTTTTGAGCAGCCATCATTCTGTTGTTAGCTAATCCTTGTGCAACGAATACTTTCACTCCGTCAAAAGTTAAAGCTCCATTGTTCCACCATTGTGTACCTTGATTGTTTGTACCTGCAGCACCTAATCCAGCAGCTCCGAATCCACCTAAAGCTCTTACATAAGCTCTAGCTACATTAGAAGATACATAAAGGAATAAGTCTTCTTTTCCATAAATAGTAGAAGGAATAGCATCTACTACAGCACCCATTTGTGCAATAACATTAGCAGCAGTTACAGTTGCAGCAGATACGTCAATAACGTCTGAATCTGCAGCAGCTAGAGTAACGAACCCATCAAACTCACCAGCAGTAGCGTTAGCTCCTCCCCAGATAGTGTTTTCAGTTTTCTCAGCTACTTTAGCGATAACATGAGCTAATAAGAAATCTTGGAAATTCTTAGGTAATGTGTCAAATGCAGAATATCCCATAGAGACAGCTTCCCAATCTGAGATGAAGTCTTGCTTACATAACTGTAAGTTTACTTGGAATTCTTCTGGCTGAATAATTCTTTCTGTTAATGTAACAGTAGAAGTAGCAGCAAAATCACAAGAAGCGTTAGCAACTAGGTCTCCAGTAGCTAATTTCTTAATGACTTCCTTAAATTTAATGTTTGGTTTTACTTCAATTCCACCATTATCAATAGTAGAAGAAGAAAGAAGAGCTGCAGCTATATACTTGCCAGCAAATTCTCCTGCGTAAGTACTTGTAATACTTGTTGTTGTTGCCATAATTAATTAATTAATTGTTAAATAATTTGTTAAATACTCTTTGTTGTGTCGTCATAGGACGGTTTTGAGAATATAAATTCATTGGTTTAGAATCTACTTCTGCTTCAGGTGAATGAGAAATTGCTTCAGTCTCCTCAGAAAGCTCAACTTTGTCTGAGCTTAATTCTTCAGGTGCATCAGAAGCTTCCTCCTGACCCATTCCATCCATCATTTGCTCATACATAGCTTTAAATTCAGCTACTACTTTGTTTAATTCTTCTTTAGTAGCGTAAATTTCTTCTGGTGCTTCTTCAATTATTTCTTCTTCATACTCTTCTTTAGCCAATTCTTCCGTAGAACCTTCTTCTACTGTTTCATCTTGAGCAAGTTCTACCTGCTCTTCAGTAACTTCCTCTTTAACTTCAGCAGAAAGCTCCTCTTTTACAGGAGTCTCTTCTTCAGTCTCAGCAGAAAGTAATACTTCTTTGAACTTTTTAATAATTTCTGTTGCTTTCATAAATAATTATTTAATTTGATAACGATTAATATAATATCTGTTTCATTTTCAAGATTACGGAGTTGTGCCTTGTCCTGTTAAAGCTCCGATACCTTGTGCTTGTAAACTTCCATCACAGCATTTACTGCTGTACGTTCCGTTCTTGCATAAACAGCCTCTTTTTTTGCCTGTTGGACTTGTTCTACTTGGTGTTTTTTTCATCTACCTTGTCCTTTATATTTCTTTTTATATCCCTTCTGTCCTATACTAGCATTCTTGCTATGAGGATGAGACTTTCTCTTGTTCTTTCTATATGTGCTTACTATCTTTTTAGGCATTAGTTCTTGTCAGGCACACAGTTAGGAACTAATCTTCCATTCTTCTTTTTTGTTCCATACTGAGTATATCCTTCTTGACAAGGGTCTTCTTGTAATAAATGCTCTTGACAAGGCATAAACCATATCTTGCCTTCTACCTCATGCTCATGAGAACCCTCACATCCTAAGTCTGCTGCTTTCTCTTCAGCCATCTCTTTAGTAGCAAAAGCCAATCTGTTATCAATAATCATATAATCATCATTAACAGGAACAAATTCTTTAGCTAGTTTCTTTTTATCTATTTGCTTT